AGCGATTCAAATTATGGGCAAAACCAGCCAAAACATCAGTAAGATGTTGGCAGTTCATGATGAAAAGATTGAACAATGTGGAAAAACGGATGAAATGATTTCAAGGATGATTGGTGAATTAAAGGACGAAAATCGTGAGCAACATCAAAGCGTAACCGAAAGAATTAAGATTTTAGAATCAAAGGTCGAAGAAATTGCAAAGTTCCGTTGGATTATGATTGGAATTGCGGTTGTTGTTTCTTTTGCAGTTTCACAATCTTCAATGGTTGTAGATATATTGACTCCAGACGTATCATCAAGTAGAATAGAAAGAATCAAGTAATCTTTCATAATGAGTTTGGTTGACTCCAAGTATATTGGATTAGTTTCAGTAAGACTTCAAAAGTTTGCAAAAAAGAAAGACGGTCTTTATAACTTTCGTTGTCCTTATTGCGGAGACTCCTTGAAGCACAAAAACAAGGCTAGGGGATATCTATATCGATTAAAAAACGATCATAACTTCAAATGTCACAACTGTGGCGTCTCCAGAACCTTCACAAATTTTCTTAAGGATATTGACCCTGCCTTGCACGACCAATACGTCTTTGAGAGGTATAAAACGGGCTCTACAGGACGAGGATCTAATACTCCCGAACCCGTTCAGTTTAAATTTGAGAAACCAGACTTTTCAAAAAAAGATTTCGACCTACCAAAAATTTTAGAACTAAATACAACACACCCCGCAAAAAAATTTCTAAACAACCGAAGAATTCCTACTCATTGTTTGGGCGAACTTTACTTCGCCGAAAGGTTCAAAGAATGGACCAATACTCAAAAGTATACGTTTGATAATGTAGAGAATGACGAACCAAGGATCATTATTCCCCTAAAAAATAAGGAAAAAATATTTGGATTTCAGGGGAGATCACTCAATCCGAAATCAAAACTTAAGTACATTACGATTATTTTGGATGATAGTCATCCCAAGATCTACGGTTTGGATAAGGTTGATTGGAATAAAACTGTCTATATTGTAGAAGGCCCTTTTGATAGTATGTTTATTGAAAACTCTATCGCAATGGTCGGTGCAGACGTAGACAAATCCTTTTTTATCACAAATTTTGAAACAAATTTTGTGATGATTTATGATAATGAAAAAAGAAATAAACAAATTGTTGATAGAATGCAAAAAGCGATAGATTGGAAATTTCCAATCGTTATTTGGCCTGATACTATTAGTGAAAAGGATATTAATGATATGGTTTTATCTGGACTTAATGTTCAATCTGTGATAGAATCAAACGTGTATAGTGGATTACAAGCTAAAACAAAACTTACTAGTTGGAAAAAGACATGAGTAACGGGATTAAAGTTGTAAAAAGAAACGGAGATACTGAATACCTGAACCTAGACAAAATTCATAGAATGGTAGAAAACGCCTGTGAAGGTCTTGCTGGTGTGTCTGCATCTCAGGTTGAAATGCAATCAGGCATCCAATTTTATGATGGTATTACCACAGCAGAAATTCAGGAGATTCTGATTCGTTCTGCTTCTGATCTAATTGATCTTGAGACACCTAATTATCAATTTGTTGCTGCTAGACTTCTTTTGTTCGGACTCTACAAACAAGTTTTTGGCCCATCTTGGAATCAGGGTTTTCCTCATATTCACGATCATTTAGTACATGGTGCTTGCAGTAACATTTACGATAGACATCTTTCGGCAAAGTATTCACAAGAAGAGTGGGACAAAATCAATGGTTGGATTGATCATGGTCGGGACTTCTTATTTACTTATGCTGGTCTACGTCAAGTTGTTGACAAGTATCTTGTACAAGACAGAAGTAGTGGTATGTTGTATGAAACACCACAATACATGTACATGTTAATTTCTGCAGTTGTTTTTGCAGAGTATCCAAAAGAGAATAGACTGGACTACGTTCGTAGGTATTACAATGCAATCTCAAAACACAAAATCAACATCCCGACACCAATCATGGCGGGAGTGCGAACTCCGCTTCGACAATTTGCTAGTTGTGTCCTTGTTGACGTTGATGACACCCTCGATAGTATCTTTAGTAGTGATATGGCTATTGGCAGATACGTTGCACAGAGGGCGGGCATCGGCATCAACGCTGGTCGAATCCGTGGCATCAACAGTAAAATCAGAGGGGGAGAAGTTTCGCATACGGGTGTTATACCATTTCTCAAGAAGTTTGAAGCAACTGTCAGATGTTGCACGCAAAATGGCATACGAGGTGGATCCGCGACAGTCCACTTCCCCATCTGGCACAAAGAAATAAAAGATATTATTGTCCTGAAAAATAATAAAGGTACTGAAGACAATCGTGTTCGTAAACTAGACTACTCAATTCAATTCTCAAAACTTTTCTATGAAAGATTCATCAATGATGAAGAAATGTCCCTCTTCTCACCTCATGATGTGCCGGCAGTTTCTGATGCTTTCGGGCTTCCTGAGTTTGATGATCTCTATTTGGCTGCAGAACAAGATCTCTCTATTCCAAGAGAGACTGTCCGAGCTCAAGAACTCATTTTGGATCTTTTAAAAGAAAGAGCAGAGACTGGTCGTATTTACATCATGAATATTGACCATTGTAACTCTCATTCCTCTTTTATTGATAAAGTGTGGATGAGTAATCTTTGCCAAGAAATCACACTTCCGACAGAACCACTTCAACACATTGATGATGTTGCTGGAGAGATTGCTCTTTGCATTCTTTCTGCAATCAATGTTGGTAAAGTAAAATCCGACGAAGAACTGGAAAACCTTTGTGATCTTTCAGTGAGATCTCTTGAGGAACTTATTGATTATCAAGACTATCCAGTACGTGCGGCTGAACTTGCTACCAAAGGTCGTAGATCTCTTGGAATTGGTTATATTGGCCTTGCACATTACTTCGCAAAACAGGGAGTAAAGTATGATTCACAAGAAGCCTGGGACATAACCCATGAGTTGACCGAGGCTTTTCAGTATTATCTTCTAAAGGCATCAAATCAACTTGCAAAAGAAAAAGGTGCATGTGCAGAGTTTAATCGCACAAAATATTTTGAAGGAATTCTTCCGATTGACACCTATAAAAAAGATGTAGACGAAATCTCTTCTGTTTCATACAAATATGATTGGGAAACACTTAGAAAATCCATCTTGGAACATGGCCTTAGGCACTCAACACTGTCCGCACAGATGCCATCGGAGAGCAGTTCCGTTGTGTCAAACGCAACCAATGGAATCGAACCTCCTCGTGGATACTTGTCCGTTAAGAAATCAAAGAAGGGCCCACTTAAACAAATTGTTCCCCAATATGGAACACTCAAAAATAACTATACTCTTCTTTGGGATATGCCTGACAACACTGGTTATATCAATGTTGTTGCTGTTATGCAAAAATTCTTTGATCAGGCAATCAGTGGAAATTGGTCTTACAATCCAGAAAATTATCCCGACAACGAAGTTCCAGTCTCGGTAGTAGCTCAAGATTTTCTTAGAACATACAAATATGGCTGGAAAACATCCTACTATCAAAACACAAACGATCAAAAATCTGATGAGGTAAAGGAGGACACCACAAAACAACAGTTAAATAACCTAATTGACGAAATTATGAATTCAAGTGAAGAAGATTGTGAAAGTTGCAAAATCTAGTAAAGTAAAGGAGTTACAAATGGTAAAAGGAATGACCGTGTTCAACACCAGCACTGATGTTGATACTCGTAAACAACCGATGTTTTTCGGACAACCATTGGGTTTGCAACGTTATGATCAATATAAGTATCCAGTTTTTGACAAATTGACTCAACAACAATTAGGATATTTCTGGAGACCAGAAGAAGTGTCTCTTCAAAAAGATCGTGGAGATTATCAATCTCTTCGTCCAGAACAAAAACACATTTTTACTTCCAATTTGAAGTATCAGATTATGCTTGATTCTGTTCAAGGTCGTGGCCCTAGTATGGCTTTTATTCCATATTGTTCTCTTCCAGAACTTGAATCTTGTATGGAAGTTTGGGGATTCATGGAAATGATTCACTCTAGATCTTATACATATATTATTAAAAATATTTACTCGGATCCAGCAGAAGTTTTTGATACGATTCTTGACGATGAAAAAATCATGAGTCGTGCAACAAACGTAACTGGAGCGTATGATGATTTCATTAATTCTGCACAACAATACGGAACTTCCAATGATTGGTTGTTTGCACAAGAAGGTGCAGGGTATTCCAGAGAAGGAAGAATTGAATTGAAGAGAAAACTTTATAGGGCTATCGCAAATGTCAATATTCTCGAAGGTATCCGTTTCTATGTCTCTTTCGCTTGCTCGTTTGCGTTTGGTGAACTCAAGCTTATGGAAGGATCCGCTAAAATTATCTCTCTCATCGCAAGAGACGAAAATCAACACCTTGTCATTACTCAAAACATCCTCAATAAGTGGCGTGAAGGAGATGATCCTGAAATGCAACAAATTGCTAAAGAAGAAGAGGGATGGGTAATAACTGCATTTGAAAATTGTGTGAATGAGGAAAAGTCTTGGGCAAAATATTTGTTCAAGGATGGATCTATGATTGGGTTGAATGATAAACTACTTAACAATTATGTTGAGTGGGTTGCTAATCGCAGAATGAAGACAATTGGTATTAAACCAATCTATGATATTTCTGCAAAAAATAATCCTCTTCCTTGGACAGAACATTGGATTTCTTCTAAAGGACTTCAAGTAGCCCCACAAGAAACGGAAGTGGAATCGTATGTTGTTGGTGGAATTAAACAAGACGTGAAAAAAGACACATTTGCTGGATTTAAACTTTGATCTAAATAAAAGTGACAACTGAATTGAAATAAGTCTTATGACTACTCAAACTCAAACTCCGAGGGTAGTTTCGGAAGATCTACCCTCTAATCCTTTTTCTTTTGAAGTTCTTGCACTTGCTGCAAAACAAAGATCGAATGTGAAAAAAGTAGAAGTTCTTCAAAAATATTCTGATCCATCATTAAAATCAATCTTAATCTGGAACTTTGATGAAACCATTGTCTCTATGCTTCCAGAAGGATTGGTTCCTTATGCAAGTGTCGGTCAACAGAATGTTCGTTCTGGCAATCTCAGTGATAATATTGAACGATCTGTTCAAATGATGGATGAACTTGGATCTAATTCTATTGGATCTCAGGATCAAGGCAGAACATCTATTCGTAAAGAGTATACTTACTTTTATAACTTTGTAAAAGGTGGTAATGATCGTCTTTCCAGTATGAAGAGAGAGACAATGTTCATTAGTATTCTTGAGGGCCTACACCCTCTTGAAGCTGAGATTCTTATGCTTGTGAAAGATAAAAAACTACAAACTAAGTATAATATCTCCAAACAAAATGTTTCAGATGCATATCCAGATATTGAATGGGGCGGTAGATCATAAATACCCTTAGAAACAGTATCTGATAGGATATGGCCAGACAGGGGATTAATACAGGAACAAGTCCTAATGATGGATCGGGAGATTCCCTGTTAGTTGGCGCAATCAAAATAAATGCAAATTTCCAAGAAATTTACAGTACTTTTGGAGATGGAAATACTTTAAATCCATTCCCCTCTGGTTCTGGATCGGGCATTGGCAGTTCTGCAGTTAGTTCTGGATATGCAAACACTGCGGGAATAGCTACAAATGCATTATATTTTGATAATCAACTTCCATCATATTACTTAAACTATTCAAATCTTACAAACACTCCAACTGCATTATCACAGTTTACCAATAATGTTGGATTCACTACTTCCGTTATAGGTGCATCTGGTCTTGTAGTAAATGGCATTCTTACTGCGACAACATATCGTGGAGATGGTTCTCAACTTACTGGAATAGCTACCGCTGTTGGAACAGCAGCTCTTCAGTCACAAATCAATGCATTGGGAACAAATTTAAACATTATTGGATTTTATGATGCTGCAGTTGGAGTTGTCACTGGATTAACGATTGTTGGCCAGGGGAGAACTTACACTGGAATTGGTCAGACATTGCCCTCTGTGGGAATTGTTACTGGCGATTATTTTATCGTATCTGTAGGTGGTACAAATGTAGGGGTATCGACGTATTCTAATCCTGGAATATCTAGTGTATATTCTGGTGATTGGATTGTTGGTGTAGGTAACTCAAATTGGTCTATTCTTTCTTATTCTCAACAAGTTGTTTCTCCTAGAGCTACAAGATCTGATTTTGCTCAAACCCTTGAATCCAATTCAAGTGTTAATACTAGTGGAATTATTACCGCAGATCAATTTTGGGGTAATGGTGGTGCTCTTTTAAATCTTACCGCAGCTTCTGCGGGAACATATGGAAATAATTCTACAGTACCACAAATAACTGTAAATAATCAGGGTAAGATTACGAGTATTATCAATCAACCCATTTCTTTCGTAGATGTTAGTGCTGGATTGGGGACTGCTTATTGGAATAAAAATGCATCAGGATTGACAACTGCATCAAACGTTGGTGTCGGCACAACGGTAATTACTGAGGCCTTAGAAGTTTATGGTAGTGTAAAGATTACACCAGCTTCATTAGGATCCATAAAACTTTATGATTCCATACAACTTCAACTTGGAAATTCAA